CTGGATTCAAGCCACTCAATAGTACTGAGTAGCAAATTGTTCGCACTATTTTCCAGTACGAACTCGAGATGGGTACGCAAGTGAGTAACTCGCTCAATGTATCTCCATCCCAACGTGGTTACAGTCTGTGCGATAACAGTTCCAAACTGCTTTTCGCATGGGCAACCACAAATGTCTCCGGGACGTCCACATTCTCCACAGTATTTCATGTGATCAGTCATCTTGTTGGCGACTGCCACAAATCTTTTCTGTGAAGCAAAATATTTCTTGGACATGTCCTGGAGGAAAGGAATAACGGTCTTGATAGACACTTTTTCGAGTGTAATATCCTTACCATCCATACGATATACCACGGGAACGTATCGAACTTCATCTTTACGTCCTCCTTCACCAGGGACTCTCTCAACAACCTCGACAGTGATACTCCAAACATCAATTAATGCTGGAATTTCATCTAATCCAAGTTTATTGAGATAATAATCCTCGACCTTCGATGAAGACAACATACCAGTATCTGCGAATTCTGGCTTCACTTCCACTGTAATAGTGTAGTGAGCTCGTCGCATAATGGAAGCTGGTTCATTCGAATAGGTGTGTGCACCCATAGTTTTGTCATTTGTTGTGACAACAACCATGCGAGGTGCAATGGCAATCTTTCCTTTCTCGGCAAGGTCAGCCTTGTCAGCATATTGGGGCGTGTTGTTGCAGAATTCAATCAAACGATCTGTAGGAGCTTTTTCCACAAAATTGTAGTTAGTATTTCCTAGATCATCAAAAACAACTGCATTTGTATGCGCCTTGTATGTTGACAAGTACTTGTCCGTCTCTTTCACTGTCACGATGCGCTCATTTGAGCAATCGTAACCATTGTAATGCAAGACGGCATTGACCAAAATCTTGGTAACAGTGGATTTTCCAACCGCTGTAGTACCATAGATGTTGAGCGTGAATGGTGCTTCACGCAATGCACAGAGATTTCTTCGTTGCGAAAAATCAAGATGAGCTCTTTGCAGCTCTTCCATTCGACGACGAAGTACAATCTTGAGTTCCATCTTCGAACATGAAAAGACCAATCATTCGATGACGGTCAATAACATCCAAAAACTGTTTGTCAAGATCATTCTCATCCATCTGAAACTTCGACTCCAAATCCCCTGTACGGGCATATTGGGCCTTATCAAGAGTATCGAAGAAAGTATCTTCGAGCTCCATAGCTTCAGAATCGGCATAGAGAAGTGGACGCAATGATCCTGTCTTGAAACACTGGTATCCACCCTCCACAAAATAGTAGAGAGTATCAACCAATGCATCAATCAAGGATATAGCATCACAGTGCTTTTTGTAAGCACCAACGGAAAATAGTTCAATGCCCGCAACTGAAAACTGAATATCAGCTGCGTGACAAAGACCAGCACCAAGTGCAAGACTCAAGAGATGTGAAATCTTTTGAAATCCTTCACAATCAATGATGGTGCGCCAATGATCTTTGGCTTTCCGAATATTCGACAACCAATCTGGTTTCTCTGAGGACTGTTTAGTCAACGGAGAATCCAAAACCTTTGAGACATATGTAAGAAGTTCCTCACACATGCTCTTGGGAAAAAAGTCGCGAATATATAGGCCAAATCCTGACACAACTTGTGTGCAGGAAGTGGCCTCTGAAAGATTGAGATATAATAATCCCAACCCTTCGATGATTCGAGCTGCATCACTGCTAAGCTCGAGACCCTTTTGGGCTGCCAATCTCCGAATGAAGAAATTCATATCGAAGAATCCGGCTTGGTGTTTAACTCCAGCAAACTTTTTAGTCA